CTTTAACTCAGACTTTAGTAGACCCTCAAACCATGGTCGAATTTCATCTATACATAATTCGTTAGACGCATAATCCAATTGGCGAGCGAAGTAGCCAATGCCTGGATCTACATCATCGCTCTTACCAAGATTCGCGATATCTTCTGCAGTTGTATTAGTCCCATGTTCCGATACAACTAAATTAGAAATAAACGTACTTGCATCTTTAACAAATTCATATCGTCCATTCCTATGCATTACATAGTATTTAAGGAAAGAAGGAGCTGGTTCTACCGAAACTTTAAAACCAGCAACAGTGGGGTCACCTTGCAAGAACTCGAGTGCTTGCATGGCATCTTGCTTTCGCTTAAACAAAAAGAGGTTATCGTCGCCTAAATTTAGGAGTCGAAATCTCGATCCACTTTCAAGATCATCAACATCAACGGAAATTTTTAACGCTTCTTTGAGTAGTTCGATCATACAATCGACACCAGCCAGTTTGTTGACATCCGTCACCACGAAAGAACCTGATCTATTACCAAGGCCGATATTATCTTCATATCGATAATCGAAAGGATGAGTCACTAAAAACTTATTCTTCCAATCCTTCACAGGAACATCATCAAAGTTAGGAGCTGCGGTCGGGGCATTTACATATAATAGTCGACTGTATCCGAAACCAGATTTATCTAAGAAATCATCAACAATTTCATGATATGTACGCACATATTGAGTGTGCATACTATATTCCATCTGTTTCAAATCAACTGCTAGAAACCAAATCTTTTCACCCGCGGCGAATTCATTTACCTTCTGCGATAAATGATTCGACCCACGATGTTTAAATATGAAAGGACGGGCTTCTTCGGCCCCTCTACGTACACCGGCATTAAGTGCACCAAAAGGAAGATTCGCGTAACCAGGTCCGCCGACAGGCACCCTGAATCTAAACTTTACAAACTTACCGTAAGCAGTCTTTCTATCCGCGCTTATGACGCTTCCATCAGCCATGAACGCAATGTACTCTTTCCCCGGTGGAGCGGGCTGTCCCCTCCACACTACTGCAAATAATATGGCAAACACCTTCTGTAGTATAGCGTTAGAATGAATTTCTCCCTGACTTTTATACGCGTCAAAGTCCCACTTATAATGTCGTTTTAAGTTGGGAATCGTTTTGCCCAAACCAGTTGTTAGGGCTGCAGTGCGATAAGCGAATTCTCGTTGAAAACTTGGAAAACTTAAACTTGATTCCCTTTTAGTAGTCGCACCAACATACGCGTAGGTAGGAAATAACTTACTACCCAGTTTTTCCACTCTACTCACATCTGCATGCGGGTCTTCCTCTCTTATGGAAGGAGGGAAGCCAGCATGCTCAGGAGGTAACGACATAATCGTATATAGTGATTCCACTTTCTGTGAGGAAGGAAGAGTCTCTTGTATACGTGTCAGAGCTTCGATAGGATTCCTTGGACCATTATAACACGGGTGATTAGCAATCACCTTCTCTACAAATTTTAGCCATCGTGTATCTGTATCTAAAATCCCATGAACTTGCGTAATTTCAGTAGGACCGATTCTTCTACACATGAAACGTTCTAGTTTCTTTTCGCTTTTCAATTCTTTAGCCCAATCTATGATTGAACTAAGAATATCCTTAGCTACTTCTATCATAAATACACTCCTTTAAATTCCTCGAGTTGGTCGGAGCAGGCCAAACTCTTTCGCCTCGAGTAACGAGAGAGTCAGG